TTCTAGAAAACCAAGAAAGATTTTTAAGAGAGGAGAGAGCATTCTTATCAGAAGCACCTCCTACAGTAAACACAGACCCCTCAAGCACAGGAAACCCAGGTTTCTCAGGTAGTGCAGCAGTAGGCGGTCCTGTTGCTGGTTTCGACCCAGTTCTAATCTCATTGATTAGAAGATCTATGCCTAACTTGGTGGCATACGACCTCGCTGGCGTACAACCAATGAATGGTCCTACTGGATTGATCTTCGCGATGAGAAGTCGCTTCGACAACCAGAACGGAACAGAAGCATTCTTCAACGAACCAGATTCTGCATTCTCTGCTCAAGATGATAATGCATCCTTCACACAGGGTGATTACACAGGAGCAACAGACGGAGGATCAGACGTTGGTTTCGGTACAACTGCACAAGGTGGTGGCAACCCATCAATCTTGAACGGTGGTTCTGAGAACGCATACTCAGTTGGACAAGGTTTCTCAACACAGAACTCAGAAGCTCTAGGTGACGCTGCTGGTAACGACTTCCGTGAGATGGCGTTCAGCATCGAGAAAGTATCTGTGACTGCGAAGTCAAGAGCACTCAAAGCTGAGTACAGTTTAGAACTAGCACAAGACCTCAAGGCAATCCATGGATTGGATGCAGAGGCTGAGTTAGCAAACATCCTTTCTACTGAGATCCTCGCTGAGATCAATAGAGAGATCATCCGTACAATCTACA